GAGAAACTGGGGATTGCAGATTTGCTGTTTTTGGCGTATCACGCCATGAAGCGCAATGAAGCTGGAAAGCCAGTCAAGCCGTTCGAGGTTTGGATGGAAACTGTTTCAGACGTTACAACGGGGGAAAACGACCCAAAAGCCATAAGCGCGGAAGCCTAAACCGTCTCATCGTGGAGCTTGCGATTGCTACGCATATCCCGATGAGCGAATGGACAAGCGCAGAGGACATTCTGACGGCTTTGGAGATACTGGAGAAGCGCAATGGCTGAGGACTCGATTGCTTATGACAAGAGCGATTTGCGTCGCGTCTATGGGGCTTTTAAGGCCATGGATGATGAAGCTGTTGCAGCTGCCAAAAAAGAATCAAATGCTTTGGCTACGTATCTCAAAGGCAAGATTGAAGGAGCTGCGGGATCGGCAAATAACAAAGTCGCGCCCATGATCGCTCAAGGATCACGCGTTTCAAAGTCATCAAAAACAGGTGAGATTTCATTTGGCTTTGCAGGTCAGAAACTAAGTGGTGGCGGTACGACTCAAATGCTTTGGGGCGGTTATGAATTTGGATCGAATAAATTCAAACAGTTTCCAGTTTGGTCTGGACGTGAAGGACGTGGGTCGCGTGGATGGTTTATCTATCCAACACTGCGCGCCGAACAGCCATATATCATCAATGAATGGGAAAATGCGTTTAGCAGAATTCTAAAGGAGTGGTGAGATGGCAATAGGTGGATCACGTACTCTTAAGCTCACCATTCTCGGCGATGTTGATAATCTCAAAAAATCGCTTAGCGCAGCGAATAGTGACGTTGAGAATTCATCCAGCAAACTAGGTGATTTCTCCAAAAAAGCAGGATTAGCGTTTGCCGCAGCTGGTGTGGCGGCAGCTGCTTACGCTGGCAAATTGTTGATCGATGGCGTGAAATCTGCCATTGCAGATGAAGCTGCTCAGGCCAAACTAGCCACAACATTGCAAAACGTTACAGGGGCAACAAATGCTCAAATTGCTGCAACTGAGGCTTATATAACAAAAACTGCTTTAGCTACTGGCGTCACAGATGACGATCTAAGGCCATCGCTGGACAGATTGATCAGATCCACTAAGGATGTTACGGAAGCCCAGCGACTCCAGCAAATTGCGCTTGATGTTTCTGCGGGTTCAGGAAAAAGTTTATCCGCGACAACCGAGGCCATTGCAAAGGCACTGGACGGGAATTTTGGCGCACTCAAAAAGCTTGGTATTCCGTTAGACGAAAACATCATCAAAACAAAAGATTTCGACGCTGCAATGGCTTCACTATCTGCCACATTTGATGAGCAGGCATCAATTCAAGCCGACACATTTGCTGGCAAGATGGCTCGACTTAATGTGGCTTTTGATGAAGCAAAGGAAACTGTTGGATCATACGTACTCGATGCCATTACGCCACTGCTCACGACGTTCGTTGATAAAGGCATCCCAGCCGTCACACAATTTGCAACGACTTTGGGCGAAACTTTAGGGCCAGCGTTTGCCGCAATCTTCAAGGCGTTACGTGATGACATTTTGCCAATCTTTAGGACATGGTGGAGTTTCTTATACAACGACGTAATTCCAGCCATCGGAGCTGTTGTCGGGCCTGTTTTAGAAGGTTTGCGAGTGGCTTTTGACAAGATCAAAAAAGCCTTGACCGATAATGCAACGGAATTGAAACCTCTTAATGATGGATTTCGCGCATTGTGGGAGTTTGTCAAAGTTTATCTCGCACCACTTATGGGCAACAATTTCAGGCTTGCACTTGAAGGCATTGCAACACTTGTTGCAACGTTGATCACTGGTTTCTCTCAGCTGGTTGGTTTTCTCAATAAGGCTTACGCACAAATGACCAATATCGTTAATTTGGTAAATAACAACAAAGGTTTGTTTTTGGGTCAAGCTGGAGTCATAGGAACTTTAATTGGCACATTTGGAGGCGGTAAAGCTGTCGGAGGGCCAGTTTCAGGTGGAACCTCATATCTTGTCGGCGAACGTGGCCCAGAGTTATTTACGCCAAATTCAAGCGGCATGATCACGCCAAACAATCGCTTAGGTGGATCAGGTGGTAATACAATCAACATCACTGTAAATGGTGCGATTGATTCTGAGGGTACTGCTCGCAGCATTATCAACGTACTCAATAACAGCTTCTATAGAGGCACAGGCGGCGCGACGGCTCTGGTGTCGTAATGACTTTATTTAACCCAGTTTGGCGCGTAAAGATTGAAGGCGTAAATTACACAAATTTTGTGCTGGCAAATCTCACCATAAACTCTGGTCGAACAAACATTTACGAACAAGCTCAAGCGGGATATTGCAATCTCCAGCTCTTAAACATCGATCAAACTAACGTCGTTTTCACCATCAATAACTCTGTCACCATCGAATTGCAAGATTCTACAAATACGTTTGTTCCTATATTTGGCGGGACGATTGTTGATCTAGGCATTGAAATCGCTGAAATTGGATCAGTCGGATATACACAGCGGGTCAATATCATTGCCACTGGTGCGCTTTCACGATTGCCTAAAGCATTGACAAATGGTGTTTTACCGAAAGCCCATGATGGAACTCAAATCTATGATGTTTTATATGATCTGCTTTTGAATAACTGGAGCGAAGTACCAGCTGCGCTTCAATGGGAGAATTACAATCCGATTGTAACTTGGGCAAACGCTGAAAACGTGGGATTGGGTGAGATTGATAGACCAGGCACTTACGAACTAGCTGCCAGATCATCTGACCGAACCGATACGTATTCATTGATTTCAGCTTTGGCGACGTCTGGGCTGGGATACATTTATGAGGACGGTCAAGGCCGAATCTCATACGCTTCAAGTACGCATCGATCAACATATTTGGCGGCGAATGGATATACGGATGTTTCAGCCAATCAAGCTCTTGCATCAGGGCTTTCAATTCAAACCCGCGCGGGTGACGTTCGAAATGCCGTTACGGTCAAATATGGAGCAACCTCATCAGCTGAGAAATCAGCTGAGGATTTAACCTCGATTGAAATCTTTGGACGTTTGTCTCAGATCATAACGACGACGTTACACAACGCGGCAGATGCGGAAGATCAGGCTGATTTCTATTTGGCTTTACGTGCTTATCCATTGGCGATGATGCAATCGATTACTTATGAGCTGACTAACCCTGAAATTGATAACTCTGATCGAGACGCATTGATCAAGATATTCATGGGCTTGCCATTGCGTATCTCGGATTTGCCGTTGAACATGAACGCTGGAACTTATGCGGGTTTTGTCGAGGGATTTACTTTTAACGCGGCGTATAATCAGATCAGTGTTACGGCTTTATTGTCGCCACTGGCTTTCAGTATTCAAGCGATGAAATGGGAGACTGTTTTGCCGCTTGAAAGATGGAATACCGTTTCAGGAACTCTGGAATGGCAAGAGGCGACGATTGTCGCATAAGGAGAAGCAATGACAAATCCAACAAGTAACTTTGGCTGGCAGATGCCGACACCGACAGATTTGGTCACGTCGCTTCCAGCTGATTTTGAGGTATTTGGTCAAGCTGTCGATACGTCGATGGCTGATCTCAAAGGCGGCACAACAGGTCAAATTCTGTCTAAGGCTACAAATACAGACATGGATTTCGTTTGGATCACAAATGATCAAGGCGATATCACTGGCGTTACTGCAACATCGCCGCTAACTGGTGGCGGTACATCTGGAGCCATCACAGTCGGAATTCAAGCATCATCGACTACTCAATCAGGTGCAGTGCAGCTTTCAGATTCAACGTCTAGCACATCAACCAGTTTGGCGGCAACGGCAAACGCGGTCAAGGCGGCTTACGATTTAGCTGGAACAGCAAACACCACAGCAAATGCCGCAATTCCGAAATCAACGGCTACTGCAAAAGGTAACGTCTTTACTGCAACTGGAGCATCGACTCCAGCGGTTTTGGCGGTTGGATCAAATAATCAGGTTTTGACAGCTGATTCATCTACGGCAACTGGTTTGAAATGGGCAACGCCAGTAACACCGACTAGCGGCTTGACTTTGGTTACATCAAGCACATTCTCTGGAGCTTCAACTGTAAGTCTGCCAAACAGCACATTTACATCAACATATACAAATTACAAAGTCATATTCATCATTTCATCAAACACCGTTACGACATCATTAATCGGGCGATATCGTGCAAGCGGATCTGATAACACTGGAACTACCTATTACAGCGCGCTATCTATTGCCAGATCAGATGGAAGCACTGCTACACAATCAAGCGTCAATGCTGGCACATCATTTACGATGGGCTTTACGGCAACAGGAACACCAGGCAGTTTGGGATTGTCATTAGATTTCTTATCTCCGCAGGCAGCTGCAAAAAAGCAACTGGTTGGAAATGGGTTTGGATATAACGCTGGTCAAGATGCTTTTGCAGCATATTCATTTGGTGGCTGGATGAATTCAACATCACAATTTGATTCATTCTCATTTATCCCAGCAAGTGGCGGCACAATTACAGGATCATATTTCGTTTATGGTTATTCAAACTAAGGGGATGAAAATGGAAAAGTTATATCGCCAAGTCGGGGATGAACTCATCGAATACACCGATGAAGAATATGCCCAAGCCAAACTGGATGCAGCCGAGGCGGCCAAGAATTCAAAAGAGATAGCTGCAACTCAAGCAAAAAAAGCAGAATTGCTTGAAAAGCTTGGCATTACAGCTGAAGAAGCGAAACTGTTGTTGGCTTAATCATGCAAAGTTACAACGGTTGGACTGCATCGAAAGATCAGGCCGAAATCGAAATCATCAGCGTTCCCATTGAGGGTACAAAGGTCAAGGTGCGATGTGCGAAAGCCGTCGCACCCTTGATCGCTGGTTTCTGTAAAGAATTCAATGAGCTGATCGAGCCAATCGAGGGCGGTGCTTTCGACGACTGGGGCTACTGTTTCCGCATGGTACGTGGATCAACTGACAAGCTCTCAAATCACAGCTCTGGCACTGCTATCGATCTCAATGCCACAAAACATCCACTGGGCAAAGCTGGAACATTCCCAAATGAAAAAGTACCTATGATCCGCGCTTTGGCTAAGAAATACGGGATGATTTGGGGTGGAGATTTCAGGTCTCGTCCAGATGAGATGCACTTTGAAATCGCTATAACGCCAGCGAAAGCCGCAGCGTTAATCGGGAGTCTAAGCAAAGGAGACAATCGATGAAAGAAGCTAAAGCAATGCTGGCATCATGGGCTAGAAGCTCAATCGCTGGCGCGCTCGCCGTTTATATGACTGGAAATACCAATCCAAAGGATTTGGCTATGGGCTTGCTTGCTGGCGTTGTGCCATTGGCAATGCGCTGGGCTAATCCAAACGACGTTTCTTTCGGCTCGAAGAAGTGACTATAAACGAATGGACGGCTGTTGGTGGTCTTGTTCTAGCGGTGCTTGCAGCCATCTATTCGTCAATGCGAGTAATCGTCAAATCGGTAATGAGGGAACTGACGCCAAATGGCGGTTCGAGTTTGAAGGATCAAGTCTCGCGGATAGAAGCTCGTTTGGACTATCTATACACAAAACTCATTGAGGACAAATAGCGATTCGACACGCCGAAATTTAGGCGCGATTCTTGCATTTGTCAGATAAGGCTGTCACTCTCTATTTCGGGAGCTGACAAGCAGCTCTCAGAATCGGGAGCTTCAAATGAACGAATTATCTATCGTGATCTTTATGGTCATCGCTAGTGTTTTATGGTCTGTTATGGCTTACTCAGTCGGTTTCAAAGAGGGTGAACGCAAAGGCTATCGAAAAGGTCGCGCTATCTCACGCCACATCGCAGCTACCAAAAAGGTGGCTAAATAATGGGATTCTTGGATAACTATGAAGGCAACAAGGAACGCACAGATCGCTGGATCAAGACTTTCCCAGAAGGTCGGCTCGAAGCCACAATCGTCAATTTTGATGGTGAAAGAGGATCAATACTCGTACGTGCGGCAGCTTGGCGCAACCAGACGGAGATCGAACCAGCGGGGATCGATTTCGCATACGGTTATCTGGCTGCCTATAACGCCAATATGAAACGCTGGTTTGTCGAGGACACAGTTACATCAGCTCTAATGCGCGTCATGGCCCTAGTCATGGGCGGTACTGAAAAGGCTACTCGCGAGACAATGCAGCAAGTCGAAACGATGTCAGCCAAAGTCGCTCAAGCTGATCCAAAGCAAGATTACGACTACTGGACAACCAAATTTGGTGACGTGCCATCATTCAAAAACGAAGATGAATTAACGGCAGCTGAAAAGGCTCAGACACTGGGTGGAGCGATCCAAGAGGTTACGTCTCAGCTGGGCGGTGAAATGCTGGCAGAGGCTCCACAGTGCAGCCATGGGCATCGCGTTTGGCGCGAAGGCGTATCGGCAAAAACTGGCAAAGCATGGGGCAACTACAGCTGCGTTGAACGTAAGCCAAATCAATGTCAGCCAGTCTGGTACGTATTTACCAGCGATGGCACATGGAAGCCACAGGTGTAACTATGAGCGATTTCATGGAGATCATCAATCCTCAAAGAATGACAGCCAAACTGTTTTACAAAGGTGAAGTCGTCGAGGAATACAAAGTCGAGCAATGCGACAAATGCTCGAAGCTGATGAAGCTCGATTCATTTGGGTATCAAAAGGGCTACGGCAACGAAAAGATAATCTGGTTTTGTGGTGACTGTCGATGATCCTTGTTCGCTTATCGCGAGAAGATGAAATTGCAGCTCATACAACTGGGCTTGCACGTGAATCAAGATATGGATCTAATCCCAAATTCAGCGGTAATAAGGGCAATTTTCACAATGCCGTTTTGATCCATTCTGAAGCTGCGGGTGCCGAGATTGCTGTTGCCAGATACTTTGGCATCGATAATTTTCAGCCGACAATCAACACATTCAAGAATGAGCCAGATGTAAATCTCAATGGCCTTGGCCTTGAAGTCAAACAAACATCGCACAAAAACGGCCATCTGATCATTACTGATGATGATCGAGATACTGATATCGCTGTCCTTGTTGTTGGTGAATCACCGTCATATTACGTCGTGGGATGGATACCAGTCATCATCGCTAAACGTCCAAGATTCCAGTCGTCTCAAGGCGGCTACTGGGTCAG